GATTGGTGGAATAAAGATATGGAATATCCATCACGCGATTTAACAAAGTCACCAGGAACTTCACATAAAAAAGATCGTGAACAAAAAATAAAAAATATTGACGAAATTTTAGAAGATAAGTATATGCAATTAATTGAAGGATATCGTGATTTTAAAACCGGAGATGTTAAGCCATCTAGAAAAGTAAAATCTACTATACAAGAAATTGCTAAAAAACTTCAAGAAATTGAAACGTTAGTAAATTATAATAGCAAACTAAAAAATGAATCCGGCGTAACATCTGATTCATATGGTCCTGCTACTCAGAAAGCTTTAAATAAAATATCAGAAAGATTACTCAAAATATCAGAACGAGTAAGATCATTAGGAGAATAATATCATGTCAAAACAAGTCTTAGTAGAATATATGCCATTTAGTCCAATTGGTTCACTTACTGAATCGAGTGGTGCTGCATATGGAATACCAGGAGGTTTTGTAGTTCAAGGAGTTTTACAGAGAGCAGGAGCTAAAAATCAAAACGGCCGAGTATATCCACGTCATATATTAGAAAGAGAATGTAATCGATATCAAAAAGAATATATCGATCAACATCGTGCATTAGGTGAACTAGATCACCCAGAATCATCAGTTGTTAACTTAAACAACGTATCACATAACATTTTAAAAATATGGTGGGATGGTGAAGATCTAAAAGGTGCAGTTCAAGTATTAGATACGCCATCTGGAAACATTTTAAAAGCACTATTCAAAGCTGGTATTACATTAGGTATATCATCGCGTGGTTTAGGTAGTGTAAAAGAATTACGAAGTGAAGGAACTGTTGAAGTACAGGAAGATTTTGAATTAATATGTTGGGACTTTGTTTCTAATCCGTCAACTCACGGAGCATTTATGAAACCAGTACATATGCATGAATCAGTAGATAAAACAGTTAAATTAAATAAATACGCAAAAGTTAATAACATCATTACATCTATTTTATGTGATGACGGAAAATGTAGGATATAATATGAACACACCAAATCTAAAACGTATATTAGAAACAATATTGGACGATCAACCTAAGGCGATGTCTAAAGAAGAGAAGCAAAATTTTGTACAAGAAATTGCAAACTTTTCAGCATTAGGAGAATCAGTATATGGCAAAGGTGATATTGAACAAATTGTTGAACGTGTTAAAAACATTGTGGAAAGAGCTGAACGTATTATGACCGAGAGCGATGATTGGATGTCAAATGTTGCACATAAAAAAGGCAATAAAAGAATGCATGAAGATTATCGTGATTTTGAACAAGCTGCACGCGATTTAAAAGAAGCACAAGAAAGAATGTCAATGTGTTATGAAAATATCGGTACACATTTAAATCGTTATTTTGATGTTAATTAAATTTGGTTATTTACCATAAACTTATTATATTAAAGGTAATAAATGAATAAATTAAAAAAATTATATCGAGACTTTTTTGGGTTAACGGAACAAAGTGAAAAATCAAAATCAATGTTCCATGTATCCGACGACGATGTAACAAATATGCAAAAAATGGCGAATGCAGCAAAACAATTAAAAACTGCATTAGGTGAAGAAATGGTAGATGAAGCTCAGCTTATTAATCATATGACTGATTATAAAGGAGGTGTTGAATATGTGTTACGCGATCCGTCCGAAGCTCAATCAGTTTCTAATGAAATACGTCAATGGGCTGAGAAAAAAGGATTTACAATTGTTAAACAAACAATATCACCGTCAGGTAAAGTTGGATACTTTTATTTTCGATTAGGACAAGATCCAGCATTAGAATCACAAAAAATTCAAGGATATATCGCACAGAAGCCAGAAATCAAACATTTCAGATTCAATGTCCGAGGACAAAAGAAAATTCAACCAGAACAATAATAAAACAAGTTATATGAATAAAAAACAAAAACAACATCAAATGGTAGTTCCAGGTAATTCATTATCAGTTAATGTTATCGGATCTGCAAGAGAAGATTTAGCATTTGCACTTAAAACTTTTAAACGTAAAGTAAAGTCAGCTGGAATTTTAGAAACTGTAAAGAATAATAAGGAATTTATTAAACCTACAGTTAAAAGAAGAAAAGAAATGCAACATGCAAAATTTATGCAATATGTAAAAGATTTGCATAATAAATAAAATAATAACATACTAAATTAATTAAGCCCCTTCTAAAAAGTTGGGGCTTTTTTACTGGTTTTTCAAACATACCTATATTTATATTAGAATACGTTATTTTTTCCTAATATAACGTCACTTTAAATATAAAATATTCTATTAAGATTTTTAAATAATCTTACTTCCAAAAACAAAAAAAATTTAAGGAGAACAAACTATGGCAAAATCAGATTTGCTAAAAGAAGCAATTGCTGACGCTAAAGCTGTTAAAGAAACTGCATTAGCAAACGCAAAGATTGCATTGCAAGAAGCTTTTGCACCTCGTTTAGAAAGAATGTTAGCTACTAAACTAACAAATGAAATTGAAGGTGAAGAAGAAGAATTAGAAGCAGGCGCTGGTGAATTAGAAGCAGGTGTTGAAGATTTAGATGCGGGAGCAGATGAATTAGAAGCAGGTGTTGAAGATTTAGACGGTGGTGCGGATGTTGGTGATTTATCAATTGACGTAGACAACGATGGAGAATTTGATGAATTTGATATCATGTCACGTGAACCGATGGAAGAACCAGTTGCATCAGATGAAGAAGAATTAGATGTTAATCCAGAAGATGAATATAACGAAGGATTAGAAGATTTAGATTTAGAATCTGTTATTCGTGAATTAGAAGGTGATTTAGATGCAGAAATGACTGCAGATGACGAAGAAATGTTACCTGAAGGCGATTATGCAGACGACGAAGAAGAAGATTTAGACGAAAACATCGATTCAATCATTGAAGCTATCCTTCGCGAAGAAGATGAAGAAGAAGTTGAAGATGACGCTGAAGTTAAAGAAGAATTGAAAATGAAAGATCAAGAACTTCAAGAAGCTTATAAAACAGTTCGTCAATTAAAATCTATCATCAACGAAGTTAACTTGTTAAATGCAAAATTGCTTTACACAAACAAATTGTTCCGTAACTTCGAATTAAACGATTCACAAAAAATGAAAGTGATTGAAAATTTCGATAGAGCAGGAAACACAAGAGAAGTAAAATTAGTATTTAGTACATTAGCAGAAAGCTTTGCTCGTCCAACTAAAAAACGTGTTGTTAAAGAGTCTTATGCATCTAAAGCGGTGCCAACGACAAAACCAACTAACACTATTATCTCAGAAGGATTTGATCAAGCAGAACGCTGGAAAAAATTAGCAGGATTGCTATAATTAAAAAGGAAAAGAAAAAATGAGTATTTCAAACTTATTACAAACAAATGATTTCGTACAAAGAAATCAAGCTAAAGCATTAGCGTCAAAATGGGAGAAGACGGGTCTTTTAGAAGGTCTTCGTACTGAAACTGAAAAAGCAGGTATGGCGCAATTGCTTGAAAACCAAGCACGTCAATTAGTAAAAGAAGCATCTCAAACAGGTACAGCTCAAGGATCTGAAGAGTGGGCAGGTGTTGCTTTACCATTGGTAAGAAGAATTTTTGCTGAATTTGCTGCTAAAGAATTCGTTTCTGTACAGCCAATGAATTTACCTTCTGGACTTGTATTCTATTTAGATTTTAAATATGGTACAGCTCAACCAGGATTTGATGATGACAACTTGAACAGAACAGGTTTACCATTTGGTTCTCCAAATGCAGATGACTCTATGTTTGGTGTTACTTCTGATGCAGGTGATCCAACGGGTGGTCTTTACGGAGCAGGTCGTTTTGGTTATTCACTTAACAACACAGCAAGTTTGGTAACTGCAACAACTGCTTCTATTACTGATGCAGCTGATGTTAACTATGATTCAGTATACTCTGCATCATTAGCAAACTACAAAAAAGTAACATTCACTGCAAACACTGCAGCTGATTTATATGCAGTTCGTTCATTTACACTTGCATCTGGTTCATCTAACGTTGAAATTTCACCAGTTCAAGCATTTAGTAAAATTGATTCTAACTATGGTGTAACAATGGTATTAACAAATGCTCAAGCTATCTTAGTTCAAAAAGCAATCGATACTACAGCATTACGTTTAAACTATAGTTTACAACCAAGTGATATTACACGTGGTGATTTTGAGGACAAAAATCCATTTAGAGGTTCTTCTGCAAATAGCGGTATTAACAGTGGCGTTGATATTGATATCCCAGAAATCAACCTTGAAATGCAATCAGACCCAATCGTTGCTAAAACACGTAAGTTGAAAGCAGTTTGGACTCCTGAGTTTGCTCAAGATTTAAATGCTTACCATTCAATTGACGCTGAAGCTGAATTAACTTCAATGTTATCTGAGTATGTATCAATGGAAATTGATTTAGAGATCTTGGATATGTTGATTGCAGCTGCTCCGACAACTGAGTATTGGTCAGCATTGAATAACAACATCTGGAATGGTGCAGGATTTACACAAGCTTCAGCAGTGTCTGGAGATGGATTCTATAACACTCAAGGTGGTTGGTTCCAAACATTGGGTACTAAACTTCAAAAAGTATCTAACAAAATCCACCAAAAAACTTTAAGAGGTGGTGCTAACTTCTTAGTAACTTCTCCAGCAGTAGCTACAATCCTTGAGTCTATCCCAGGATTCGCTGCTGATACAGATGGAACTAAAATGGAATTTGCAGCAGGTGTACAAAAAATTGGTGCAATCAATAACCGTTACACAGTTTACAAAAATCCATACATGAAAGAAAATGTAATATTA